AGAGATGTCATTGTCTATTGCTGAAAATGAAACAAGAACGCAATTAATCGAAAGGTTAAAAGGTAAGTATGATGAGTTTTCAGAGGCAAGAGCTGAAACTATCGCTCGAACTGAAACTCATAACATTTTACAAAACGCAACACTAGACGCATCAAAACAAAATGGAAACGAGATGAAGACTTGGATATGGGCTCCTGGTGTAAAAGGTGGAGTAAGAGATAGCCACCAGTCAATGGATGGCGATGAGGTGCCAATAAATAGTTCATTTAAACTACCTAGTGGTGCTAGTGGGCAAGTTCCGGGGGCTACTGGAAATGCCGGTGAGGATATTAACTGCCAATGTACTATGATCTAGTATGCTATAATAAATATATATATGACAAAGTTTTTACATTTAAAAAAAGAGACATTTACTGAATATGGTGCAATTTCTCATAAAGAACTATGGGATAAAGTTAAAGGCGAGTATAAAGGCTTTGTTTTTGATGCCGAAACAACCTATACCAAAGCAGAAGGGTCAGATAATAAATATCATTTTATTTTTTCAACTGATACTGAAGATAGACATGGTCAACGTGTTTTTCAGAACTTTGATTTAAAAAGTTTTAAAAAGAATCCAGTCTTTCTTGATTCACACAATTATTATTCAATCGAAAAGATACTTGGTAAAATTGACCGAGCAAAAGTTAAAGATAATAAGTTTCAAGGTGATGTTATTTTTAATTTAAAAAATCCATTAGGTTTAATGGCCCGAGATATGGCAGAGGATGGTTTTCTCTTTGCAACATCTATTGGAACGATACCGAATGAATTTGACAGTAATGGTAATATTTTGAAATCAGAAATCATAGAGGTTTCAGCAGTATCAGTACCAGCAAACCCAGAGGCATTATTAGAGAGAAGTGTTGAGGTAAAGTCTGTTGATGATATCGAACCAGAGGCAACAGAATTGCCCACAGAGCTCGAAATTAAGAAAGTTGACTATGTATCCCAAGGCAACAAAAAGAGCCTGTTTCAGGTAATTTCAGAAATGAAAGAAAAAGATACTCATACACTCATGAAAATTGCATCGGGATTAGCAATTAAAAACCCACACGAAAAGAAACGCAAACTATTCTCTACAATTAGAGATGGATTGAAATAATCTTTTTAAAGTCAAGATAAGCCTATTAGCTCCTTAAGGCAGGACTTGATTATAAATATTAATAAATTTACAAATTATGAAAGAATTACTAAAATTCCTTAAAACTTTAAAAGCAAAAGGATTTGCTCTTAAATCAGAAAAGGAAAATGTAAAAGCCCTATTCAAAGGGTTAGAAGATGAGGAAAAAGAAATTGTTGAAGACGCAGTAAACGAAGCAACTGCATTGCCCGAAAATGATCCACAAGATGCTGATGACGAACAAAAAGCTCTTAAAGCAATTAAGGATTATGTTGGAACAGAAGTTGATACAAAGGTTTTTGAATTAAAGAAAGCTCTTTCACAAGAAGTTGCAGACTTTAAAGCAGAACAAAAAGAACTAGCAAAGAAAAATGTTGGTACTGGTGAAAAATCAGTACGAGAGGCACGTTCAAAAATGAACGACTACCTACGACAGCTTTCTAAATCAGTTCTTTCAGGTGATGTTGCTACAATCAAGGAATTGACTACTGGCGATGCAGGTTCAGATATTATTGACAGCGAACTTTCAGCAGAAATCCGAAACCTTATTACTGAATTTGGTGTAGCTCGGCGAGAGTTTTTCACTACTCAGCTATCTAAGAACGCATACGATGCCAACGCACTGACAACTGATGTTGCTATTTCATGGGTAGATGAGGGAGGAGTTATTCCAACAGTAAGTGTTGATTTAACGCAAACTGAGTTAAAACTTAAAAAGTTGGCTGCAATCGCAGTTATCTCACGAGAATTACTTGATGATGAAGAAATTGACTTGCTTTCATTCATCGGACAGCGTGTTGCCGAAGGATTTTCTAAAGCAGAGGATACAGCATTTTTCAATGGTGGTGGTACAGGTACAGATGGAGGGTTCACAGGACTTCTTAAAGTAACTGGTATTACAAAAATTGATATTGCAACGAAAGATGATATTACTGTAGAAAAAGTATTTGAGTTAATTGATACACTTCCTACAGGAGCTCATGATGGAGCTAAGTTCTACTTCCATAGAACAGTTCTGACTCAAATCAGACTGTTAAAAGATGGAGATGGGCGATATATTTACCAAAACCCTTTCGAAGCATCTGGAGTACCTACACTAGCAGGTTATCCAGTTGTTCTTGTTGAGGCTTTACCAACATTCGCAAGTGCAGACCTTGGACTTGCCCTATTTGGTAACTTAAACAAGACTGCTATCTTGGGATTCAAAGGTGGAATTTCACTTGACCGAACAAACTCGGCTGTAGTACGAAATCAAGCCAATGACGGTGATATTAATACATTCACGACTGACCGCGAAGCAATTCGATGGGTTACACGAGTTGGATATATTGTTATCTTGCCAACAGCTTGTGTAAGACTAGTAGCAGAAGCATAATCTTTATTGATTGACATGCAGAACCTTTATAGGTTTTGTAGTCAGTTTGTAACTGAAATGATTATGGAAAATAAAAAGAAAAAAGAAAATCGTATCGATGTAATTTTTAAAGATTGGAAAGATAGAATTAAAAATACTCAGATGAAAGATGAAAAGATTAACAAAAAAAAATCATGTCAAAAAAATACTGCACAATCCAAGACGTAAAAAATGTTATACCTGATACTTTTATAGATGACTTTGAACCTCAAATACTTAAATGGATTGAGGCATCGTCTATAGAAATCGATAGAATGACACGAAGGTCTTTTAATGTTTCAAATACTGAAACAAGAAAATTCGATGGTTCAGGCTACGCAAAACTTGTAATTGACGATATTATCGAAATTGATGAGGTTAAGGTAGATGATTTAGTACGAGATGTCGAACACAGGGGGTCTATTCTCTATTCTAAGGAGGGATTCCCTCTTGGGTTCATGAATATATCAATTACTGGAAAGTTTGGGTTTAGCGAGGAAATTCCTTTAGATATAAATTATGCTTGTGCTTTTATAACAGCTCAAAAGGCTTTGTTTTCTAAGAAAGGAGTATCACAAGTTACATCAGAAAAGGTCGGTAACTATTCAGTTAGTTATGCCGAAGGTCAAGATATTGAAAATGTTATGAAAATTATTAGTTCATATTACAAACATGCTTTCTAATTTAAAAAACTTCGAATATAACCTAAGCCGAATACAATGGCTCACTGATGATGACGATAATAGGTATTCATCAAACGTAGCATTAACTACAGGCTCAGGTCATTTACAGCAAGCGAGCAAGGAGCTGGTTGAGAGATACGCAATGTCTTTTCAAAATTCCTTTGCCTTGTGGGTTGATTTTGGAACAGATATAAAAATAGGTGATACTCTTACAAGTGGAATTGCTAAATATACGGTGAGAGGCCTTAATAATCTTAATTACGGTAATAATAAACATATTGAAGTTGTAATTGAAGGAGGGTCATGATGTCGATTGATATACAAGGTCTCCAAGGTTTAACTAATGCTATAAAAAGAAATCCAAAACAAGTAATCAAATATGGTCGAGAGTATATGCGAAAGGGTCTTGCCGAGTATATGAGAACGATTAGAGGTACACCTTGGAGGGTCGGAGGTTCAGGAGGAGGAGCACCGGTTGCAACGGGTAACCTTAGGGATAGTCATTTACCACCAATTTATGGAACCTTTCAATCAGAAATTAGAGCAAACAATGTAGGAAATGCAGACTATGCAAAATACGTTCATGCAAAAAGACCTTGGCTTGATTATGCAAAGAATCAAAATGCAGAAAAGATAAAGGACCTACAAGATAAGCTATTGCAAGAAATAGTTACTAAATTAGCAAAATAATATTATGTATAAAGAACTAATACAAAAAATTAAAACAATTCTTGAAAGTGTATCAGCTGTAAAATCTATTTATCCCTATGCCCTAAGAGAGAACGAAAAAATATCAAGCTATCCTAGTGTAATTTTCTTTCCAACAGCCAGCACTAACGACTTTGAAACAAACGCAGAAAACTTCAAAGAATATAATTTTAACCTTTATGTTATTTGCTCAGTAGAAGGTATAGGAAATGAGCAAGTGGCAGTTAATATTTTACCGAACGTGATTGATAAAATTATTGCAGAGTTTGATAAGAAGTGGAGTGTGAACGTAATATCAGGAAAAAGAACATGGGCAAGATTAAGTGC